GCTATTATCTATGTCAAAGAAGATAGTAAGCAAGTTGTAGTTCACTTCTCAGGTTTCCATGATCTACCAGAATGTGATTTGTTTAGTGTGTATTTAATGGAAGAGCTTGGACTAGCAAACAAAGATTTTAGACCTAAAGATTGTACCCTGCATTAAGGGGGGGGTTGTTTTTAAATGTCAATTATTGAGATTCCCTACAAGCCAAGAGATTTGCAAAAATTTTTGCACCAAAAAATTGATAAGCACCGATTTTCAGTTTTAGTGTTACACCGAAGAGCTGGTAAAACAGTTATGTGCATTAACCACTTGTTAAGAGCTGCACTTACTAGTCCTTTGCCAAACTCAAGGTATGCTTTTATTTCGCCTACCTTTAAACAGGGTAAAGCGACAGCATGGGATTACATAAAACAATTTGCAGGTAAAATACCTGGTACTAAATTTAATGAGTCTGAATTAAGAGCAGATTTACCTAATGGATCTAGGATCACTATTCTAGGTGCTGAAAATGACCAAGCTTTAAGAGGTCTGGCATTGGATGGATGTGTATTTGATGAAACGCAAAGCATAAAGCCAAGTATCTTTCCTGAAGTAGTTAGACCTGCTTTAGCAGACAGAAAAGGTTTTTGTATTTTTATAGGTACACCCAAAGGAAGAAATTACTTTTACCAATTGTATCAATTAGCTCAAGAAAACAAGGATTGGTATTCTTGTTTATTTAAAGCTAGTGAAACTAAAATATTAGACCAAGAAGAATTACAATCTGCTCAAAAGATGATGAGCAATGATTTGTATGAACAGGAATTTGAATGTAGCTTCCAAGCTGCGATTACCGGATCATACTTTGGTAATATTATAGACAACTTAGATTCTCAAGGAAAAATTTGTGAAGTTCCTTATGATGAAAACCTAGATACAGAAACATGGTGGGATTTAGGCATGAACGATCAGACCTGTATTTGGTTTGCTCAAAGGCATAAAGAACAAATACGATTAATAGATTATTACGAAAACGCAGGTCAAGGTTTAGACCATTACGCAAATATTTTAGATCAAAAAGATTACAAATACATTAGACACATTGCTCCCCATGACATTAAAGTTAGGGAACTTGGAGCTTATGGTAAGTCAAGATTGGAGAGTGCTTTAGAGTTAGGCATATCTTTTGAAGTAGCTCCAAAACTATCTATTGAAGATGGCATTGAAGCTGTAAGAAAAGCATTACCTGATTGTGTGTTTGACAAGAATAATTGCTATCAAGGTGTTGAGTCTTTAAAGGCATACCAAAAAAAATGGGATGAGTTAAACCAATGCTTTAGAAATAAACCTAAGCACAATTATGCAAGTCATAGTGCAGACGCATTTAGAACTGGAATTATTGGACTAGGTGCAGAACTATCCAACTGGAAACAAGAGATACCAGTCAATACAAATTATATTATTTAGATGGCAAAAAAAACAGAAAATGAATTAAAAGCAATTATTGGTAGTGAGATTAATAACTCATTAGGATTTATGGGAGGCAATTTAAGTTCTGCCAGAAAAAAATCCTTAGAGTATTACATGGGCGAAAAGCTTGGTACTGAAATTGAAGGCAGATCCCAAGTGGTGTCTACTGATGTAGCAGATACTATTGAAACTATTTTGCCTAACCTACTTAGAATTTTTACCGCATCCGAACAAGTAGTAAAATGCGAACCAGTTAAATCTGAAGATGTGGCTTTAGCAGAACAGGCAACCAATTATGTCAATTATGTGTTCAATAAAGACAATCCTGGTTTTTCTATTTTCTACACTTGGTTTAAAGATGCACTCTTAGAAAAAAATGGAATAGTAAAAGTTTATTGGGACGACTCTGTAAAAGTTGAGCAAGAAACTTATGAAAATTTAAGCGAACAAGAATATCAATTATTAATTGATGATGAAGATGTAGAGATTGTTGAAGAAGAATCTTTTGAAGATGAGGCTGCTAAAGAACAAATAGAACAGCTTAAAGAAAAGATGGAGCAAATGATGCTGATGGCTCAACAGCAAGGACAAGAAATTCCTGCTGACCAACAGATGGCCGATGTTCCTGTTCCTTTGTTACACAACATTATTATTAAAAGAACTGTTGGGTTTGGCAAAGTTAAAATAGAAAATGTTCCACCTGAAGAATTTTTAATTCAAAGAAGTGCAAAATCTATTGAAGAATCTTCTTTTGTTGCACATAGAGTTTTAAAAACTAGATCCCAACTGATTGAAATGGGTTATGATGCTGATGTAATAGAAAACCTTCCTACTTCCAATAGCTCTTTGACCGATGAAGAAAGATTAACAAGATTTTCAGACATTGATGAAAATCCGATTAACAATGCACCGGATAAATCAACCGAAGAAATAGAAATTTATGAGTGCTATGTCAAAGTGGACATGGATGGAGATGGTGTTGCAGAGCTTAGAAAAGTAATTGTAGCTGGTGGCAGTGCCAATGAGATTTTAGAAAACATGACTTGCGATCATACTCCTTTTTGTTCGCTAACCCCTATTCCTATGCCGCATAGGTTTTATGGAAGAAGTGTTTCTGAATTAGTGGAAGATGTTCAGTTAGTAAAATCAACTGTCATGCGTCAATTGTTGGATAATATGTATTTAACCAACAATAATAGAGTGGCTATCATGGATGGTATGGTTAATTTGGATGACCTACTTACTTCCAGACCTGGTGGAGTGGTTAGAACGAAACAACCACCTTCTCAAGTGATGATGCCGATGCAAAATCAAACCATTAACCAACAAGCTTTCCCATTATTAGAATACTTAGACACAGTTAGAGAATCAAGAACTGGTGTTACTAGATATTCGCAAGGATTAGATGCACAAAGTTTAAACAAAACCGCAACTGGTGTGAACAGTGTGATGACTCAAACGCAAATGCGTATGGAGTTAATTGCTAGAGTGTTTGCAGAAACAGGTGTGAAAGATTTATTTAAACGAATTTTTGAATTAACAGTTAAGTACCAAGACAAAGAAAGAATTGTACAATTAAACAATCAATTTATTCCAGTCAATCCTACCGAATGGAGAAACAGATATAATATTTCTATTACAGTTGGTTTAGGATCAGGTTCAAAAGATCAACAGCTTATTATTTTAAATAGTATTTTAGAAAAACAACTCCAGGCATTTCAATTACAAGGTGGCAAAGAATATCCAATGGTTACTTTGAAAAATATTTACAATAGTTTGACTAAAATGGTTGAGAACGCAGGACTTAAAAATGTTGAAAATTATTTTGTTAATCCTGATATAGGAAGACAAAGTGTTCAGCCTACTCCACCACCACCATTGACACCGATTGAGAAAATTGAGTTCACTAGAATTGACAGTGAGAACAAAAGAAAACAAGCCGATCTTGCTTTAAAACAACAAGAGTTAAAATCAGACAATGCAAGATTAGTTTTAGATTTTGAAACTAGAATTAAAGAATTAGAACTTAAATATAATGCTCAAATAGATTCTGCTAAAATGAGAATGGAAGCAGAGCTAAATAAGGTAGTAGTAAATAACGCAACTAAATCTATCAACCAAGCACAACAAGCAACTGAAACTTTTGGACAACAAATTGAAGGGTTAGATGAACAGCAACGAACAAGCGAAGCTCCAACAGGAGATAAGCCAATCCAACAAGGCTAAAGAACTTTTAGATAACACCTTATTTAAAGAATCTTTAGAAAATTTAAAACAAATATACACTACCAGTTTATTTAAAACTGGAGCTACCGAAACTGAAGCTAGAGAAAAGCTTTGGTTAGCTTATAATGTGGTAGAAAAAGTAGAACAGCACATTACAGAAATGTTGGAAACAGGAAAATTGGCTACAAAACAATTAGAAGATTTTAGAAAACAAATTTCTAGCCAGAAGTTTTAATTTTTGGTGCCGCTTGTCGGATTCGAACTGACCACCTGCCGATTACAAATCGGCTGCTCTACCAAATGAGCTAAAGCGGCAACATAAAATATACGCAGTTCTTATAACAAAAACACAGAATTCTAAACACCAAAGTTTGGGATAAGCCAACCTTATTTAAGGAGCTTTAACTAAATATAGGAGAAAATATGTCAGACAATTACGCCAACCCCTTACAAGGAGCTGAAACTGATACACAAAAAGCAGCAAAATCAATTGCTGGATTGTTAAATGGTGAAAAACCTTTAGCAAAAGAAGAAACAAAATTACAAGATTCTTCTGAACAAGAAAATAAGGAATCTTCACAAGAAGAACAACCTGAAGTTCAGGAAATATCCGAAGAAACAGAATCTCAAGAAGAAGAAGTTTCGGAGGAACAAGAAGAAGCAACTCAAGAAGAAGAACAGATTGAAACTCAAGAGAAACAAGATTCCACCTACAAAGTAAAAGTTGCAGGTCAAGAATTAGAAGTTACCCTTGATGAGTTGAGAAATGGTTACTCAAGAGATGCCGATTACCGCCGAAAGACGGAAGAACTTTCTAACGAAAAAAGATCCTTCCAATCTGAAGCGGACAAGCAAAGACAAGGCTATTCTCTCAAAATTAATGAACTGAATCAGTTAATGTCTGAAGCTCAATCACAACTTAACCAAGACATGAATAATGTAAATTTGGAAGAGTTGTATGAAGAAGATCCAACCGAAGCTGCAAGAGTTGAACATAGAATGAGAAGAAAACAAGAAAAAATTTCTCAAGCTAGACAAAAAGTTCAAGTCGAACAGCAAAAACAATTTGAGGGTTTTTTACAAGAACAGCAAAATCAATTGGTAACTAAAATGCCAGAATTTGCAGACTCTTCTAAGTCCTCTAATTTAAAAAATAATATGAGAAGTTATTTGCAAGGTTTTGG